ATTTAGCATGGCAGGGTTAAATCGAGGGGGCGGCTTTGTAATGTGTATAGACGTTAAAAATATGCTGTTAACTGTGGTACTAGGTGTAGTGGTACTATATATAGTGGTGTACCTTTTATGTCTGTTTTAGTCAAGTAAAGTAAACATTGGAAGTACATCTTACCCTGTGTCATCCCTCCCAACCGATAACAAATCTGTTTATGACTTATTTTATATTATGAAGTAATAGGCTGTGACCCTAGTTAACATGGTCCTGCTAGTCCACTTTATTGAAGTTTTTATCAAGAATCCTTTTCTAAAAGCAGGAAGAACTCTCTGATTGTGAAATCAATCTACCATAAGTTATCGACAATTACAAGTTTATGATATACTTAAAACATAGGATGCAACAGATAATTCTTTATTCATTGCATACTCCTTTCTGATTGATGGTGGGAGAGCGATACGCCTAGGATGCTGAAACTTGCAAAAGCAACGGCATCCTCTCACCATACATAATTTATAAAAAATAATGTAATATATTTATATGAAAGTTTGGATTGACCAAGATTTATGCACAGGTGATGGTTTATGTGAAGAGATATGCCCTGATGTATTTGTTGGTAAGGATGATGGTTTATATTATGTAAAAGAGGGCGAAAAGATTTTTTCTGAGGAGGATGGTAATGTCGGTGGTGCAGAGGGTATAGCACTCGTACCTAAGGGCAAGGAGGAAGAGGTTATTGAATCAGCAGAGGAATGTCCTGGCGAGTGCATAATGATTGAACCATAGAAAAAAAATTTTTTACACACTCATGCTATGATATGTTTATAGAAAAGGAGGCTTGATGCCAGGTAAGAAAAAAAAGAAAAGAATGCCTAGAAGAGGTTACTAATGCCAGTTTCTAAATATTCTGCAAAGCAAAAAAAATTAGCGGCAGTTGCTCCACCAAGAGATAAAATTACTGGTGCTGATTTTAAAAAATTAAGAGCTAATGCAAAAAGGAAGAAAAAACAATAAATGGCAAAGTACCAAGGTAAGTCGGTTACATTAAACAAACCATCAAGGATAAGCAAAGGCGAACCTGGACATGGTAGAAAAAAATTTAAGGTTTATGTAAACGATAATGGTAAAATAAAAAAAGTTATGTTTGGAGACCCAAACATGGAAATAAGAAAGGACAATCCAAAAGCACGTAAATCATTTAGAGCAAGACATAGATGTGATACCGCTAAAGATAAAACTACTGCTAGGTATTGGTCCTGTAAGATGTGGTAAGGAGGGATATGAAAGTAAAAGGCGTAGATGTTAGTAAATTGACAAAAAGACAACAAGATACAATGAAACGTCATTCTAAACACCATACAAAAAAACACATACAATATATGACAAACTCTATGATTAGAGGAACATCATTTACCAAAGCACATAAAAATGCACAAAAGAAAGTTGGTAAATAATGGCTATACCTGAGAATGCAAAAAAAACATTACGTAAAAAAGCACAAAGCACAAAATATACCTATGGACAATTAGCAAAAGTTTATAGACGTGGACAGGGTGCGTATTTATCATCAGGTTCTAAAAATACATCAATGGCTGCATGGTCAATGGGTAGAGTTAATTCTTTTATAAAAGGTGGACACTCGCAAGATAATGATATAAAACGTGGTGTTAAAAAAACAAAAAAGAGAATGTAATGGCAAAAACTGTAAGTTGGATGTGGGGTGGTAAAAGATACTACGGCACATTAATTAGAGAAACAAAAACACATAAATTTGCTAGAACTAAAAACGGCAAGATTAAAAAAATAAAAAAATGAGTAAACGTACACAACCTTACAAATATGGTGTACCTGCTAAATACTTAAGTGGGTTGTCAGATTCTGCGGCAAAAAAGAAAGCTGCAGAAATAAAACGTACAGCAAAAGCATACAAAGCAGGTAAAAGAATTAATTTAAAAGCTGTACAGAAATCAAGGGTGGAGGCAGGTCGAAAAAAGAAACGCACTTGATAATTACTTGTCCAAGGTGCAAAAAACCTTTATTGCCAAGAGATGACATGAAATGTCAAAACAAAGATTGTAAGAATTATGCCAAAAAATAAATTATGTTATGCAGGTGGATGTCACAGACCTTTACCAAAAGGTAGGTCAAAGTATTGTAGCGAGAGATGTTATAACAGAATCAACATGCAAAAAAAACGTGCAAGAAAAGCAGGTATTGAATGGAAACAAGAGGATGATGAATTAAACATACCTAGTCAAAAAACAAATGTACAATCTCGTAGAGGTAAGGTATATAACGATATTGTTGAATCAGGATTAGCAGAGGAAATACTAGAAGAAAAAAATACAATTAAGAATGTTGCATCTATTTTAGGAACAACAGTTGGTGCAGTATCAATGGCATTTTCTGCATATGTAGAAGATTTAAAAATACAAAAACAAAAAGAAACATGGTCATTACCACAGGTAGCAGAAAAAACTTTACAAGATTTTAAAAATTTTAGAGATAGATATTTTATGACAGAAACAGGTGATGCATATGAAACACCTGAGTTTCACAAAAAATGGATTGAAGAGATTATGAACGCTATTGATACAGGTGGTCAACATATGATATTATCACCACCTCGTCATGGTAAAACAGATTTGTTAATACATTTTGCTGTATGGCTTATTTGTAAAAATCCTAACATACGTATTTTATGGGTAGGTGGTAATGAAGAGATTGCAAAAAATGCTGTTGGTTCTGTATTAGACCAACTAGAAAGCAATGAGTTACTTATAGAAGAGATATGTGGACCAGGAGAAAAATTTAAACCTACATCACGTACAGGTAAGTCTTGGTCACAAAATGGTTTTACAGTTGGCACAAGGACTGTTACAGGAATTAAAAGTCCTACTATGGTAGGTCTTGGACGTGGTGGTAAGATTCTATCAAGAGACTGTGACATAATTATTGCAGATGACATTGAGGACCACAGTTCTACAATGCAACCATCAAGTAGAGAAAACACTAGAAACTGGTGGACTACAACATTATCAAGTCGTAAAGAGGAACACACTGCAATGGTAGTTATAGGTTCAAGACAACACTATGATGATTTGTATTCACATTTATCAGACAACGATAGTTGGACCACAACAATAGAAGAGGCACACGATACAGCTTGTACATTACCTGAAGATGTAGAACATATGGATTGTATGTTATGGGGTTCTAAAAGAACTTATAAATGGTTGATGGACAGAAAACGTGCAGCAGAAACTACAGGTGGTAGAGCTATATACGAGATGGTTTATCTTAATGTTGCAATGCCTGAAGGACTTGCATTGTTTGACAGAATAGAAATAGAACAGTGTAGAAATCAAAGTAGAGACATAGGACAAATACCTCCAGGTACTAGATTAGTAGCAGGACTTGACCCTGCCTCTACTGGTTATCAAGCAGCTTTTCTTTGGGCTTTTGATACAGAAAACAATAAATTACACATGGTAGATATGAATAACAGTTTGGGTGGTGGTATACCACAGGCACTAAGCATTATCAAAGAATGGTGGATGAAATATAATTTATCACATTGGGTAATAGAAGAAAATGGTTTCCAAAAAGCAATACGACAAGATGTAAGCATTAGAGAGTTTGCAGCAACACACGGTATATTTTTGGAAGGACACGAAACACATAATAATAAATTTGACCCTTTGTTTGGTGTTACAGCTATGAGACCAATGTTTGCAGATAAAAAAATTTCTTTGCCATATCTTGGATTTGAGGCACAAGAAAAGGTAAACTTATATACAAGTCAGTTGGTTTATTTTAGTTCTGCAAAGACTAAAAGTAAAACAATAGGTACAAAAACTGATATAGTTATGGCTAGTTGGTTTCCTATGAGAGCAATAAGACGTATGCAGAAAGAACGTTTTGCTGAACTAGGGTACGATTATAGTCCTAGCTTTGAAGGGTACGAACCTAGTAACATGGACTTAGATAGTTGGAGATAAATGCCATTAGATAGCGATACATTATATAACCGAGTTGATTATTTAAGACTTTTAAATAAAGATTCAATAGTCGATAGGTCACGTATAAGAGACATAATGAATGGTGGAGAATCTGCTGTAAGAGCATTACTAGGTAATACAATAAATGTCGAATACCATGAATTACCTGCACCTAATTTATTTTTAACTGCATTAGAAAGATTTGCACAAAAATTAGGAAGAAGTCCTGATTTAAAAGTAGACATTATAAACGAAAAAGATTCTGAACGAGCCAAAAAGAAATCTGAAAAACTAGAACGTATTGTTATGGCTTATGATAAATACCAAAAACTTAATATGCAGTTACCACAAGTAGGTAGATGGTTACCTGGTTATGGTTTTGTTGTTTGGACAATATCACATAAAAGAGATAAAGATGGTAATCCATATCCATATGCAGAGATACGTGACCCTTTTACTTGTTATCCTGGTTACTTCGGTAACGACCAACAACCAAAAGAATTAGCAATAATTACTAGAGTTCCCCATAAAATACTTGCAGAACAATATCCTGATGCTAAAAAATTTATATACGAAACACCTGAACAAGAAGAACCATCACCTTATGGTGCAAACATGGGTTATGGTGATAAATTTAATAATTGGGCAGGTTCTAATGGTGATGGAAAAATTGTTGTTGAATTTAGAGATGGTGAGGGTACGTATGTATTTTTACCTGAAAACAGAAAAATTATTGATTTTATGGAAAATCCACTTCAATCAGGACCTTGTTTTGTAATAGCAAAAAGATATAGTTTTGACCAATTACAAAGTCAATTCCAACATATTACAGGTCTTATGGCAAACATGGCAAAAATAAATATCTTAGGAACTATTGCTATGGAAGATGCGGTATTTACTGAAACAAACATTGTTGGTGAAATTGAATCAGGGAAATACAGAAAAGGTAGGTTTGCTGTTAACTACCTTGCCCCTGGTTCATCAGTATCAAAACCTGTAAACAATTTACCATATCAATTATTTCAACAAGTAGATAGATTAGAACGACATTTACGACTAGGTGCAGCTTATCCTGTATCAGATGATGGACAATCTCCAAATGCATTTGTTACTGGTAGAGGATTAGAAGAACTTGGACAATCTGCATCATTACATGTTAGAGAGTATCAAACAATATTATCTGATGCTTTACAAGAGTTAGATGCAAAAAGACTTGAATATGATGAAATAATGTTTCCTGGTGTAAGAAAACCAATAGCAGGTTTTCATAAAGGTACAGCTTACAAAGAAACATATGTGCCATCATCAGATATAAAAGAATTTTATTCTACAAGAAGAGTATATGGTGTTATGGCAGGATTTGATGAGCCACAAAAAATTATTACAGGTTTACAACTAAAACAACAAGGAATTATTGATACACAGACATTACAAGAGAACATGGATGGTTTAGATAATATTACAAAAATACAACAACGTATTAGTGCAGAGAGAGCAGAAACAGTATTGTTTGAAAGTCTTATGGCACAAGCAGCACAAGGTGACCCTAAAGCTACTATGGCTGCAATAGAAATTAGAAAGAATCCACAAAAAATGTCTGCAATATTAGATAAATATTTTACACCTGAAGGTGATGAACCATCACAAGAAGAGTTAGCTATGTTAGGTCAAGGAGGTCCACAGATACCTGGAGGACCTGGTGGTGGATTACCTGGTATAGAACAAGTGTTAGGAGCTTTAGGACAACAAGGACAACCTGATGGATGAACAAGAAATATTAACTAAATTTTTTGATATTATAAATTGTGAAGATTGGAATGATGACGTATTTACCGGTATAGAAACTGAAAAAGTTTTGATGACACAATACATTACAATACCTACACCACATCCTGAAATATTTATAAATTTTGCATTTTCTTTTGAATATAACCCTGACTTAGGAAAAGATTTATATGGCTAATGGAAAATTTAACAGAGGTAGAAAAAATAAAGCATTACAAGAGGCAACTGATTTAACACAAGCAGGTGCATTTGCAGATATTGTTGCACCTCCAAGAAAAGAGGGCGACCCAACAGGACAGACTACAGCATTAGATGACCAAGCAGGTGCAATATCACCAATAGCTGATGAGTCATTGCCAAGACAACCAAGGCAACCTGTTATACCTTCAGCACCAATAAACTTATCTGCACCTACAAACAAACCAAGTGAGCCTATTACATCAGGAATACCATTTGGTGCAGGTGATAATGGTGCTACACCTTTTGCTACAGATACAGTAAACAATTTTTTAATTGCTGCAAAAAGAGTATTTAACGACCCAATATTTGATGAGCTGCTAGAGGCAGACAACGATATAGGGTGACATGGATTACAGACCTACATTTTATTTACCATCAACGTTTGTAGATGGATTAGCAGAAAAAACAACACAAAACAAAGACGAAATAGCACAGTTTGAAAGGTCTATTACACCTGAACTTGCACAAAACATGGTGGACATATCTAAAACATATCCTACTTTAGACAAAAGACTTGTTGTTTATACAGCTTTGTCAGGTGTGCAATCTGATGATTCCATGCTTTTAGAACTTGCACAAAAGCAAGAAAAAGCTATGGAAAAAAAACAAAGGATAAATATAAAAACAAATGTAAATCCACTAAAACGAGGAACACAACTTGGATTTTTAGCTATGGATTCTGCATTTCAAAATATATCTAAAAACTTTAAAGCATCTGTAGTAGCAGCACAAGCAACAGATACATCACTTACAAAAGCTGTTATTGGTAATACTTTGTCAGGTTTAGTTCCTGGTGATGAATTAACAGAACAAATTAGAAAAACAACATTGGGTAGTGAGTTTAATCAAAAATACAATGAGGCAAAAGATGCGTATGGAGAAACAGAATTTAAAAGAGCATTGGGAGAGATACAAGCAGGTAAACCATTAAACCTAGGTGTAGGTTTTTTGCCTAACTCTATTGCGTTAGAAGATACAGACGTATATGTAAAACAAATAAAGTTAGGTAAAAGTCCTACAGAGGCATACAATATTGCTGCTGAGGCATATGGTAGACCCATAACAGAAGAGTTTGAAAGAGACGAGTATCAGTTTAATTATGTTACTAAAGCAGGTGAAAAAATACCTATATCTCCAGGTCGTGTTGTAGCTGCACAGTTTTCACAAGAAGGCGATATACAATATGCTTTAGCATCAACAATAATTGATGGTGCATTTAGATTAGGTGCAGACCCAATAAACTTATTACTTGGTTATGGTGCAGCAATAAAAACTGCAGGTAGAAAAGTTGTATCTGCCACAGAAGTTGCACAATACACAGATGATGCAGCATTTTTAACACGAGCATTAAATACTTTTAAACCAACTAAACAAGGTAAAGAGGCTAGAAGATTAACATTTGGTAAAACAGCAGAGCAAGTTATGAACTCTAAATGGGGTGATAAATTTGTTGATGCTATGGTACAAAACGATTCTATTGCTAGATTACGTGATATACCTACATTAAGAAAAGTTGATGTACGTGTATTAGATTTATTTACAAAAATAAAAAACAAAGACGCTATGAAAGAAGTTCTTACAACACTTCTTAAAAATGGTGATTTGTCTGCAATAACAACTGCACCTTACACAGGAGCTGTGATAGGTGATGATTTGGCTAGAGCTGCAATAGAAACTCCTATTACAAAATTACCTATGAGACAATCTGTTGTAGCAGAGTTATCTAATCAAATAGCTAAAAAATTTGCAGGTGCATCTACTGATATCGCACCACTTAGAAAAGCTATAGGTGGTTTGTTATCTAGTAAAGATGACCCATTCAGAGGTTTGATTGGTATTGGTGGTACGTTAAAAAATGCATTACCACAAAAAGTTACAAGATTGTTTGATTTAGCACCTAGTAGGTTTGCATCAATAAGTTATTTGAATGAGACAATAGAAAACATAGACGCAATACTTGTGACAGCGAAACAATCTTCAAAAGTTAGAGATGATTTTACACAACAGTTGTTAGATGCAACAACACAACGTGATATAGAAACTATTGTTATGAAACTCAATAAACGTTTAGGTAAAGAAATAATAAAAGAAAATCCTGATTTAGTAGGTAACGAAAAACTAGTAGATGAAGTATTTATTTTTGTAAATAATGAAATAGCAGAAAAAAGAAAATACATGTATGACAGTGATGGTAAAGCATTAGCATTTCCTGGTACAAAATTTGATGATATAACACAACAAGTAGTGGATGACGAAATAGTAAGTTCATCAAGAATTGCAGTGCCTACTGCTTTTTCATTAGGACAGTTTACAGAAAATTTTGTTCCGTTAGTTGATTACAAAGAGTTAGGCACTGCTTTTTCTGATTTTATAAGATTAGTAGGACCAAGCGATAGTAAGTTAAACAAGTACATATCTAAAACTTGGAATGACCCTAATCGTGGAACAACAGAAAAAATTATAGAACAATTAAAAGTTCCTAAAACAATATTAAAACAAAACTATCAAAAGAATAAAAAAACACTTGCACCACCAAACTTTTTTATATCTTTGTATGACGATTACATAATGCAAAGAATATTAAAACCATTATGGATGATTAGACCTGCATTAGCTACTAGAGTGCCAGGAGAGGAATCATTACGTATTGCTTTTTATGGTGGACCAAATGTATTTACACATCCGTTGTTACTTGCATCTATGAAATCAAAACCACAAAAATTATTGACAAAAAATGACCCTACTATTGTTGAATTAACTGGTGGACTAGGAGAACAATTATTTGCTACAAGAATACTTAGTGATGAGATAGATGAAGTAGCAGAGTTGTTGGGAACAGAGTTTATGCAAAAAGATATTGCAAACTTACAATATGATGAAATACAAAAAATAATAAAAACATTACGTCTTAATACAAACATGTCAGGACAAGTTGGTGATTCGTTTTTACAAAATGCTATTGATGGTAAAGATGCTACAACGTTTGCTTATGATGAAATTGTTGGACAACTTAAAACATTAGGTACACAACCTTATAATTTACGTGCTGCACAAACATTAACAAATAACATTGAATTAAGAGACATACCAAGTGTTTTACCTTTTGTAACATTAACAAATGTTGTACCAGGAAACATAAGTGTTATACCGAATAAATTGTACAGACAAGTGTTTGATGTAACAAACAATGATGAAATGAGACAAGCTATACAAAGTTATACAACTAATCCTGAAATACAAAAACAATTAACTAAAAAAAATCACAATATAACAATACAAAAAGCAGGTAGTAATTTAATTATGAATGTAAGTATGACGTTAAATACAGGTGCAAATTTTGATAGAGGACTTAAAAATGCATTATCTATAGCCATAAAAGCACATACACCAAAAATTTATATAAGAAAAGATTTGTGGTCTGAATTACCACCAGGACATCCTATAAAAAATGTTGCAAAAGAATTAGAAGATGTTTATGAGATAAGAGTTTATCCACAACCTGATGCACGTATAGATAATACAAATTTTGAATCTGTTGTAAACAAAGAAATTATGGAATATGTTTTTGAACAAAATTTTCAAGTAGCTAGAAAAATTGTACAGAAAAAAGGTGGCTATGCAAATGCTGCACCATCAGGTTCATTTTTTAACACAGATAGATACTATGTAGAGACAATGGCTAACTCTACATTAGCAAAAGCATTAAGACCACAAGGTCGTGCAAGAAATGCTGCAGCAGATTTTTACATTATGGTAAATAAATACGAACCAGGTAGTACAACAATAAATCCTGATTATTACAGAGGATTTTTTCACGAGATACTTAATAAATCAAAAGACCCACTGTTTGTTACTGTAGCTAGAGATGGTGCTGATAAAGCATTTGACTATTTCAAGAACAATCCACAAGGTAAAAAATATATACAAGAACTTATAAACAGAAGTGATGACCCTGATGTTCGTGCTGTTTTAAATAATGATGACAAATTACTTTCTTATATGAAAGCAACAGAGTATGAGATTGCTAGATTGTCAGGTGCTAATAAAAAAATATTAAGAGGTGGCAGAGAAATATCAGAGCAAGATGCAAGAGAGATTGTTGGATTAGAATATCCTGATTACGAGTCTGATATATTTGGTAGTGGTGGTCAAACAATACGTAATTTTATAGCTAATGGTGGATATGTAAATGGTGAAGATTATGTAGAGTTATCACAAAAATATGCTATCAATTCAAGCGGTGAAAAATATATATCTAAGTTTTATGAAAAATTACAAGAAGTATTTAAAGAAGATTTAGTTGATTTAGATTTAGGTCCAAGAAACATAGCTTTCAACAACAACCCATCATTAACACGTGCAGGTGCAACTATAGATACTGCTGTAAAAAAATGGGATGATGTTTTACAAAGAGGTTACAATTTTTGGCTTACAAGACCATCAGATTTTTTAAATCGTGACCCATTTTTTAGATGGTCTTTTTACACACTAGCTGAAGATATTATGCCCTACATGACACAAGAAGTAAAAGAACAATTTGTTGTGGGTGCAAAGACATGGGTTGATGGTAGTGATTTATACAAGAATTTAGTTAGAAAATCTAAGTTACCATCCGAAGAAAATACTATTACAAGTCTTGAACAAGCAGAAACTTTGTTGAAATATAAAGCTATGGAAGAAGTAAGAAACTTATTGTATGCAAGTTCTAACAGACATGTCTTATCTGATGTAATGGCATCTTATGTGCCATTTCCTGAAATATGGCAAGAGGTTATAAAGACTTGGGGTAAATTACTTCAAGAACATCCACAGAAGTTTAACAGAACAAGGATAGCTGTAGACAGAGGTAAAGAGGCAAAACCTTGGGATACTGATAATGCATTCTTTACAACAGACCCTGTAACAGGCGAATTGTTATTTAATTACGTAGATGTTATGCATGTAGCGTCATTTGGACTAACAGCTTTACCTGGTGCGTTTGGTTTTAAACCATTACAATCAGGATTGTTAGGTTCTGATTTAGAAGATGAAGGTGTACGTGTAAGACCTTATGGATTTTTAGAAGGACTTAACTTAATATCTGCAAATGGTTTTTCACCAGGTTTTGGTCCTATTGTTACATTTCCGTTTAAGATTTTGACAAAAATAGCTACAGCACCAAAAGTAATATCTAATTTTATACTTGGTAACTTTGAGCAACCAGGTTCACAACCAAACTTAATTAATGAGTTACCTGCATGGGCAAAAGGATATTTTAAAGCTATTCCATTTACACAAGAGGCAACAGAAGAAATAAATGCGTCATATTCCAAGACTGTTATGGATTTGTTTACATTATATTATTACGCAGGTAAATGGACACCTGATGATGAACAAAGTGTAAAACTTGCAATGCAAGAGGCTGAAAGAGCAGCAGCAATACATTGGTTAATTAGAGGCACAGCAGCAGCAGCATTTCCTACATCTATACAACCTAGATATGAAATAAAAGATAAAAATGGTGCATGGTGGACTATGCAAGTATTAGGTCAAAAGTATCAACAAATGTTAGAGGCTAATCAATATGATTACTATGTGACATCACAACAATTTATACAACGCTTTGGATTAAATCCAATACCACTAAGACAATCATCTACAGTTAAAAAAGGTAGATTCCCTGTTAAAAAAGAATCTTATGCGTTTTGGCAAAAAACAGAAAACAAAGAGTTACTAGAGAGAAAACCATATACAGCAATACACTTGTTTCCTGACAAAGTAGATGATGAGTTTTCTTTACCTGCATTTATGGCAGGTGGTGAGGTATTAGACCCTACTGCATATGAAAGAGCTACAAAACAATCTCTTTTACAATTTGAGTTAGAAAATATAAAAGAAGAGTTGAACAATGATAAAACATTGACATCAGCAGCAAGAAAAGAAAGATACTCTGCTATTAGAGCTGAAAAAGAATTAGAGTATGGTGTTATATCATATGGTCGTCTTGGTGATGCAGTAGAACAAGCAGACAAGTATCAAATTATATTAGAACTAAGAGATTGGAAAAATGAACCACTATTAGCTGCTACACCTGAATATCCGATACTAGAAAAGTTTTTTGAAGAGTATGATAGAGCTATAAATGTAGTGCTAAATGGTGGTGAATTTAGAGGTGTAAGGATTAAGAAAGGTGGAATACCAGGTAAAACTGCTGCTACACTAAGTGGTACAAGCCCTGAGATAGCTGACATTAGGACTGAGCTTGACGCATATGCAAGAGAACTTGCATTGCAAAATGAAGATACAGAATGGATTAGTATATACTTAGGAAGTTTTTGGAAAGAACTAGATAATAGAAGGTATTTGAAGTGACAACAGAGAAATCGCAAAATCAAATAGAAGATTACTTAAATTCTTTAGATAATAGTAAAAACTATCCTGCTGACTTTGCATCTTTTATATCAGAAATAAATAAAAGAATATTTATACCTATACGTATAGAAAGAGAAAATGGAGATGTATCAGCAGAAGATTATTCATTAAGTTATTTATTAGGTTTACCAGGAGAGGGAGATATTGGTTTTTCTTTTGGTGACAACCTTATACCTTACAGAGAAGATTTATTAAATCCATCTGATTTAGAGGCATACTTTAATGCATTAGAAGGCTATTTAGCACAAGAAATAAAACCTACAGAATCTACACTAGGCACACCAGGAATAAGTCAACAAAATATAACTTACAATGCATTAGCAGATAATTCTGTTGCACAAACTATTTATACAGATATTCTTGATTGGAATACAACATCTACAGATACAGCAACATATAATTTTGATAATCCGAAAGTTATGGGTGTTGTTGCACAACCTGCAAAAACGCAAGACCAAGAAACAGGTGAGTTCTTTTTTAGGTCTAAAGATTATTACGTAGGACCTAATACAGCAATAAATGAATTAGACGAGTATGTTGATGTTGCTACTGGAGAAACAAAAAAATTTAATGGTGAACCACTAAAACCTATATTTAGAATAGGTGCTGCATCTGCATTATTTGAAGGTCTAAGTCAAGAAAAAATATTTGAAATACAACAAGACTTAGCAGGTGCAGGTTTAGATTTATCATCTTTTGATTTTGAACCTGGATTTGTAGATACTACAGCACGAGGTGCAGAAGTTGATTTTGTTGCATTATTAATGACAAGGGCAAATGAATTTTCTGCAAATTTTCCCAATGCAAATTTAATAGATAAAAATGCAAGTACATTATATGGTCAACTTAAACCGTTTATAGAATTTCAAAAAAATAATACAGAAAAAACTAATCTTTTAGATGAATTTGAAAGACAAGGATATACAGGAGAAGTTGTACCTCCAAATGAGGCAGAAATAAAAGCTGCTGTTGATGCAGTATTTATATCAAAAGGAATAAATCCTACTTCTGCAGACTACGCAACATATGGTGCTGTATTTGCAAATTTACAATCACAAGCTGCAGCAAGAGAATTTGAAATAGAAAACAATAAACCTAATTTTTCAGACATTATTCAATTAGGTACAACATACGAACAATCTGCAAAAGATGCTAATTTTTTTAGTTATCCAGGTTTTGGAGTAACACTTCCAACGACTGAACAGGCAAGAGAAAAATTAGGACAACCTTTATTACCTTCTATAGACGTAGAATTTGAACTTGGAAAAATTGTAGAAGAGCGAGAGGCAGGAAGAATAGATGCAGCAAAAGAAATAATTGCTAGAACTGCACAAGCTGCATCATTTAAGAAAAACTTTATGGTGTTTGAGGAGAACTTTTAATGTATAACGCACAACAACTTTATCAATTTATACAATATGCAAAACAATATTTAGATGGTCAAGAGTTTGAGTATAAGACTGGAGATAAATTTTTAAATCCAAACAACGAAGAGGATTTACAAAAACTTATAGGTATTGCCTTAGCAGAACATAGAACAGGTAATAATACAACTGATGGTATGGCAAAAAATACATCAGGTGATGCAGAAACATCAAGAGGTCCATGGCAGATACGTGGAGAAACAATTTGGAGCAGTGTTCTAAGAGAATATGATATTTTTGATAGTTTTGATAATTTAGACGAGGCTTTGGATGACCCTGGACTAAATGCAATAGCAGCAGTAATTATTGCAAACTATGACGTAGGTGAGAGAAAAGG